ATAGGCTACTGAAATTTTTTTAATTTCTCCATCTTGCATAAATAACATTGACATCAGCAACGCTGTCGCGTATACTACAACAGTGCATGCGATACAACAGTTGTATGTCACAGGCAACTTTAAAATCTAAGAAACTTAGATAGGCAACAACATAGGCAACTTAAGGAGAACATACTATGGCATCATTGGCAGAAATCCGCGCAAGACTACAGGCAGCAGAAGGTAACAAAGGTGGGCAATCCACTGGAGGGGGCGATAATTCAATTTATGCCCATTGGAATATGGAGGAAGGACAAACCGCAATTGTGCGTTTTCTTCCAGACGGTAACACAAAAAACACATTCTTTTGGCAAGAACGAGCCATGATTCGTTTGCCTTTTAACGGCATCAAAGGAGAGATGGAATCCAAGCAAGTATTTGTACAAGTACCATGCGTGGAAATGTGGAATGAGGCCTGCCCAATCTTGGCAGAAGTACGCACCTGGTTCAAAGACAAAAGTCTTGAAGACATGGGTCGTAAGTACTGGAAGAAACGCAGTTACATCTTCCAAGGTTTTGTACACCAAAACCCACTGAGTGACGACAAGACACCAGAGAATCCAATTCGACGATTCATCATTGGTCCACAAATCTTCACTATCATCAAGGCAGCTTTGATGGATTCTGAAATTGAAGAAATCCCAACAGACTACTTGCGTGGGTTGGATTTCCGTGTCACAAAGACATCCAAGGGTGGCTATGCTGATTACAACACCAGCACCTGGGCTCGTAAAGAGTCCGCATTGACTGAAACAGAACAAACTGCTATCGAAGCACATGGTTTGTTTGACTTGAGCACATTCTTGCCCAAGAAGCCAGGCGATGTTGAAATGCGTGTGATCAAAGAAATGTTTGAAGCATCTGTTGATGGCCAGCCATACGACACAGAGCGTTGGGGACAATACTTCCGTCCTGCTGGTGTGCAAGCACCTGCTGGTGGATCCGCTCCAGCAGTGGCAGTAGACGGTCACGGTGATGTTCATGAAGTTCCAGCAAAGCCAGCACTCAAAGTAGCGGCTCCAACAAGCGACTTTGATGACGAAGAAGCGCCAGCCGCTTCGGCACCAGTTGCGGCTGCAAAGCCTGCACAAAAAGCCGAAGACATTTTGGCTATGATTCGTAGCCGTCAAAAGCAGTAATTAATTGACTAGACTGCAGGTAGATTAACTTCTACCTGCATTCGTTATGCAATATATTGTTAAACCGTTTACAGAAATATTTGACAACATCGAATCGTTGTCTCAAGACATTACGTTAATTGATAACTTGACCTCTGGATTTGATTCTGACTACAAAAATGTTGTACTAGATTGTCTTAATTCTTACGCAGAGTCGGTTGATAAAAAATTCAATGTTGGTAGTTTACAACCAATGCCTGAGCAAGTACAAAAAAATTATCCCTTCATTGAATTCAAATTCAATGGTGGACTTACATTGATGTTTGACGAATTTGGATCTGCAAACGAGTATGATATACCTAACCCAGATTTTAAAAATTTCATAGCTAGTTTTAACGGTGCGGCCCACATTGGTCGAAAGCTTTTGGTATCTATACTCAACAAATTTGGATGGTACAATCCAGATTATTGTAGCAAATTGTTTAGTTTTACAATAGATGAATTAGATGGACACATAGCTGATTTCACTGGAGACAAAGAAAGATTCTATCAAAAATTTTTTATACCAAACACCAAGGACTTGAGTTTTTTATTGTCAATTAATCATTTTGAGTATCCTTCTAGAGAACGTATAGTTTTATTGAGCGGCCACACCAAAGCCGGCGTTATATTTGGACTTCGCACTCAGGTAATCCCTAGACTGGACAAAAGCTTTATACATTTGGTAAGCGAAACTGACGCAACTAGTTATGTTCCTTTTGTGACCGAGAAGTTTGCAATTAGTGTGGTTGCTAAAAGTTTATTTGTAGGATATGCTCAACCGGGTTGGCATGAACAATTGGTAAAATATTATGGATTTCGATTGTATACTAACTTGTTTGATTACAGTTTTGACAACATTAAAAATCCAATTGACCGACTGATTGCATTAACTTCCATGATCTCTAAGTTCAGTAATTTATCAACTCACGACTGGCATGATCTATACCTATTAGAAAAAGATACAATTGATTACAACTACGATCACTTTTTTGGAAAAAAATATCTCAACAATTTGCAACAATATATAGACCAACAACTATAAAATATAGTAACATACATACATTAAGGAAACATCATGGCTAAACCATTTGACATTAGCAAGTTCCGCAAGGAAATCACAAAAAGCATTGACGGATTGTCAATCGGCTTTAACGACCCCACTGATTGGATCAGTACAGGTAATTTTGCATTGAACTATTTGATCTCTGGCGACTTTAACCGTGGCATTCCCTTGGGCAAAGTCACAGTGTTTGCTGGCGATTCTGGTGCAGGCAAGAGCTACATCTGTAGTGGCAATATTGTTAAACACGCACAAGAGCAAGGAATCTTTGTTGTGTTAGTTGACAGCGAAAATGCTCTTGACGAAAATTGGCTCAAAGCACTTGGTGTTGACACCAGTGAAAGCAAGCTACTCAAGTTGAGTATGGCCATGATTGACGATGTTGCAAAAACAATTGCTACATTCATGAGCGATTACAAAGCTCTCCCAGACGGTGACCGCCCAAAGGTCCTGTTCGTGATTGACTCCCTGGGCATGTTGTTGACACCAACTGACGTTAACCAGTTCGAAGCAGGCGAAATGAAAGGTGACCTAGGTCGCAAACCCAAAGCACTCACCGCACTGGTTCGTAACTGTGTAAACATGTTTGGTAGTTACAATGTAGGCTTGGTATGTACCAACCACACATATGCAAGCCAAGATATGTTTGACCCAGACGACAAGATTTCAGGAGGCCAAGGATTTATCTATGCAAGTTCAATTGTGGTTGCCATGAAAAAAATGAAGCTCAAAGAGGACGAAGACGGCAATAAAGTTTCAGAGGTAAACGGCATCCGTGCCGGTTGTAAAGTTATGAAAACACGTTACGCAAAACCTTTTGAAGGCGTGCAAGTCAAAATTCCTTACACAACAGGTATGAGTCCATATTCGGGGCTTACTGACTTGATTGAGAAGAAGAATCTTCTCAAGCGTGAGGGCAACAGCTTGGTGTTTACTACCAGTGATGGCGAGATTATCAAGAAGTTTCGCAAAGCCTGGGAAAAGAACGATGATGGTTGTTTGGATACTGTAATGAAAGACTTTGGTAACCAAAGTGAAACTACTGTTGCAGATACAGAAAGTGAAGGTGAATAATGCACAGCAATATTGCAAATGAAATTTGGGGTGAACTCAAACGTTTTGTTAACACAGTCGATCGTGACGAGGCTGCTGATATTCTAGTTTCTTTGTTGATTGATAACGATGAAGATCCAGATGATATCAAGAGTGCGTTCAAAGGTGACTCAGATGTTAAACGTGCTTTAACTGTATACATGGATCAAGGACATGACGAGTCAGAAGAGGACGACGAATACGAAGAAGCCGACTTTGATGACTCTGACGAAGAAGAATATTAATGTGGTACAACCGTGTAGTTGCGGATCTTGGTAAGATACCAGACTTTATTTCTTACTATGAGAAAGAGCTTGGCCAAGCCAAAGCCGAAGTTAAAATTGGCGGCTTGATCGAGCGTAATCTCAAGGAACTTCCAGGGGTAACGGAACATAGATTTTATCAGCTTCAGGAAATTGAAGCGGTGCTAGGTTTTCTTAACATACAGCTACGCAAGATTCGCCGCAAACACTTTCAAAAGTATTTAGAAGCATACGCTAGAGCACTAACCAGTAGAGATGCTGAAAAGTATGTAGATGGAGAAGATGAAGTAATTGACTATGAAACCATTATCAACGAAGTGGCATTGTTGCGTAATCGTTGGTTGGGTATCATGAAGGGTCTCGAAGTCAAACAATGGCAAATTGGCCACATTGTTAAACTACGCACAGCCGGAATGGAAGATATTCAAGTTTGAAGCAGTCTAGCTAAGGGTAGACCAGTTGCTATTTCTTTAACAGTCCATTCGGTATGGGCAATCTGATACAACCATTCTTCTCTATCAGGCCTGCTGGGGTTTTCTATATTGACCATGGTTAGATTACCAACTGACGCGGCCAGACTACTGAGTCCAACAAATGCAGGTACACCTGCAATCACAGCTTGACTACCAGGACCAGAGTTATGATTGACCACAGCCCATGTGTCGGTTAGCGCAGAATCAAAATCAAAACTATCTGTGGCCAGTTTGCGTGGTTGTTGTACAATAACACCTGCAGGCATAACAACTGATTGTCTTGGATGCGGGCGAACAACTATGGGACGATCAGTAAAGTTCCTCAAATGACCCACAGTTTCTTGCAACCACTCTTCTATTTTAGGCCCGTGACTCCATTGTCCACTGTCACTACGTTGCAGTGCAATCAGAATATTTGTTCCGCTGTTGGTCCAAGGTTTGAGTTTGAGACCTAGCTTGTTTGCACGATCAGGATCACTACCCTTTCCGTATGTTCCACCAGACAATGTGCTGTTGAGACACAACTTCCAGGTAATACCACGTTGGAGCATGCCCACTTCTACAATCAACACCTGTCTACCTGTGTTTCTATAGTGCTCGTACACTTGTTTGTTTGGTAGCATACGCCCTGCCCAAAGAAAACTCCAGATCACAGCAACATCTGCATCCATGTTGTGATGGCTTGTTTGCATACCGAGTCGTGCTAGCCCTTCTTTTATTGCCAAAAACACCGGCACACTGTTCAATGCTCCATACTGATCAAAAAGACTAACGTGCATATTTTTATTTGTTAAATAGTTCTAGTAATTATGAAATTTGCCGTGGTCACAACATTTAATCAAGAAGGATACGAATCCTATGGTCGTCGAATGATCGAAACGTTTCTTGCAAATTGGCCAGCAGAAGTTGATCTTTGGGTGTACGCAGAAGATTGTGTGGTGCCATTTGAAGCTCCAAACCTACATGTATTAGACCTTAACCAATCTTGCCCAGGGCTTGTGTTGTTCAAAACACAATGGAAAAATGTACCCTATGCCAATGGAGATGTAACAAACGATCCTGTTAGAAGACTTCGAAAAGATGCCGGCAAAGGATTCAAATGGGACGCATTGAGATTCAGCCACAAAGTATATGCTATATTTCATTGTGCTCAACACGTGGAAACTGATATCTTGTTATGGATGGATGCAGACACAGTATGCCACAGTCCGATCTTGATGGACAATATAAAAGCATTGTGTCCTTCGGACCGAGATTTGTGTTACCTAGGACGTCAAAATAATTTTAGTGAGTGTGGATTATACTCTATGAATCTTCGGAGCAAGTATATACGAAGATTCCTGCGTAGGTTTCAAGACATGTATGACAATGCCACCACGGGTATCTTTACATTAGAAGAGTGGCACGACAGTTATGTGTTTGATCATGTACGAAAAATTGCTCCAGTGACTGAATTGAACTGGAGCAAAGATATTATAAAAGGTGAAGGCCATCCCTTGATAAACAGTGCGTGGGGTGCATGGTTAGATCATCTCAAAGGTGCTAGAAAATCACTTGGCCGAAGTAAACTTAAAGATCTCAAGGTCAATCGTAACGAAAGTTACTGGACCTGAACAAACTTTCTCATGTGTTGCCAACAAACACCGTTGGCTAACTCATCAAATTTCCAATGAAACATTGATATACGTTCTACCCATGGCAACCTATTGGGTAAAGATGGTGTTTCAATTTGACTTAGATCTGTATTGGCAATGTCATGGCATTGGCTTCTTGTGTGGTCTGTTACAAATATTGGATAGCCTTCAATAGCTGCACCAACTCCAGCACTGGAATTGCAGTTGACTACTGCCCAAGCATTTTGTAAATCTTGTTCCAATGTCCGTCCTGTTTTGCTAATTGAAATTCCAAGGCCATGCAATCTATAACGTGGATTGTCCGGATCCAAATATTGCTGACTTGCTTTGTCCCCTGGGTGTGCTCGAATCACAATAGGACGATCTGTATGTTGTCTTAGAGTGTGTACAGTTTGTATGGTCCAATCTTGTACATCAACTCCTCTCATACTCCATCCACCATTGCGTTGCAAACATAACAGAATATGACTGCCTGTGGTCCTGTAATCTTTTAATTCAAGCCCCAGATCTCGTTTGATCCAACGCCATCTCTTGGGGTTGATTTCGGTATCGCAGTATATACCTGTGTTGGGAAAGATGCCATTGAAACTGTACCGTAGATAGTTACCAGGATTGTTTTTGTTTTTGTACAGGAACAAATTACTGTCAGCAGCCACAGTATAAGGTTGGAGTGCAATCACTTGTTGCCTGAGCACAAGATGCGGCCTATCTGTTTGTTCGTGTGTCCATCCTTGTATTACTCCTACATTGGCTGTGGTGTAGTTATTAGAATCAACATCTATTGCAGTATCACCTGTGCATCTAACACCTTGTGCAAAGTTTGTTAGTATAGCTGGTTTTTCTAAGTTTTTATTACCTGGTGGAACTGACTTATGATAGATTGCTACTGTCAACATGCGTCAGTTCCTCCAACAAAGATTCACTAGTGTACAATTCCTTGGCGCCTGCTTTGTAGTGTTTGATGTATGGTGCCATAACACTGCGTGGTATGGGAGTTTTGTGTTTTTGTCCTGGATTGAGCTCCATTAGTTTAGCTCCTTGGCTTTCCATTTCTGCCATAACGGATCCGTATACTTCACCGTCGTAAAATCTTCGAAGATGAATGCCCAGATCACTTGTATAATATTCTCGATATCTAGCAGCCATGGTTTTAAACATTGGGTGATTACGATTAACAACAAAGAATCCAGTTTCGCAACTGAAGCTAATTCGACCAGGATCAGTTTCGCTCGGCCAATCGTGCTTAACACCATAGTGAGAGCTCAATACTTGATCTTCTGACAGCAAGTTTAACAAATGGTAGTTGACAGTATAAGTGGACATGACATCGGCGTCAATCCAAATTAATCTATCGCAGTCAAGATTTTCCATGGCATGCATTACACTAAATGCTTTTTTGGCAAATTGCAGCGTGCGTGAACCTGAGGTCCTGGCAAAAAAATCATCGTAATCTTTTCCTAGATCCCATGGCATATAAGTTACCCATCGATACTTGGGAGGATCAATCATGTCTTCGTTGTACACATACAACCGAATATCATCGGGCCAATTGGCGCCGTAAGATTCAATACAAGCCCTGCCACATTTTTCGTAGTATTCTTGATTCATAGAAGTAATGCAGATAAATTTTTTCATTGTTCAAATAAGAGTTTTTTAGCCACACCATTTTGTAGTTCGGTTACATGGAATTGGCCGTACGCCAGATGACATGCCCATGCATATAATTTATCCTGATCTGGCCAGTACGGTGTATCAATTTGACTTAGATCCGTGTTGGCTACTGGTCTGGCTGCATTTGAAGGAGCCAATACAAAAGCCGGTACTCCTGTTA